CTTACCAGTAACTGGTGAAATATACTCAGACTCTGTTGACATAAATACAGAATCACTTTCTGCACAATAAAAAATATTCTCCATTTTTACATCTGCAGCAATGCCCTTGAAAATCATTTGACCATTGACTTTTTCAATAGACAATATGTTACAGAGTTCATTTGCTGGAGAATCAACTATTGATAATTCAACAAGTGAGTAATCTTTAATAAAACGGACGCTTTGTCCTGTAGACTTATTTACTTCCGTATCTGAGTCTATAATTTTTCCGCCGATTGAAAATCCTGCTAGTGTGCCATCAAGAACCTTTTCCCAAGTATCTTGTGCACCCTTTGAAATATATGCATCAACATATACTCCGTTATAAAATTCTTTTGTTTTTGGATCATAATATGTTTCTGGTCTAAATGAAACAACTTTGCCTACCGCCGTTGGTTGGTGCATTTCTCTAAGATTTCCACGGAAGCTTTCGAATGCTTTCATGCTTGCTTCCTGCGTGACCACATCGCCAGTCTGATCTAGGTTATCAAGTGTTGCGAAACCTGAGACTGTTCTTTTTTCTCTGTTGACCTTCGTGAACGGAACTGATAAATTAATAACATTTCCGTTAGAAGACCAATGTGATTTTTCAATGGTCATATGTGTATATTATAGGCTTTTATATATCTAAAGGCAAATAACTAGTTGAGTAGGACTACTCGACTTGTCTTCCGTCGCCTTTTGCGTTTCTGCCCTCCCCTGAATTATCTGGGGAATTTGCGGCACGTTCTCCATCCCTAGTTCTGCTTTGCATAGCCTGAGCTTTAATTTCAGCAGCTTTAGCGGCCAAATCGACTACCTCATCTCCGCCTTCTCTTGGGACCATACCCTTTCTAATTCTAATTTCATTAGGGGTAATTACCTGTAATCTTAAATATCTTTCATCAATCTTAGATTGAGTATCTTCATCAGTCAGGCTTAATTCATTAAATTTGAGAACTAATGCATCTGTCATTTCCTGAATAATTTTATTTAATTTCTTTTCAAGAATATCCTGTGCTGGTGCACATACCTGCTCTTTAAATGTTTTATCTGCATCTCTAGCATTTGCTAAAGATATACCTGTAGCTGTTCCAACCTTATTAATTGGAACTCTATGAGCCATTAATATTTCATCTCTATTTGCTTGGCGATAAACATTAAATGATGACTCTTGTGCCCCCGCCTCAATTGGCTCCATTTTAAATTCAGTTTTAGAATCTGGAGAATCTGGTGGTAGCGGAATATATAAAGATCTGTGATTTTTACCACGAAGACCTACTTGGAAAAACTCTAATAATTTACGCTCAGACTCAGGTGATAATTTAGCACCCTTTACAGTAATAATATATCTTGGAACTGCCTTATTTTCAAAATAATCTAAGTTATATTTGCCAGCAAATTCGTTACCAGCCATTGCATTCTGTGCGGCAATAATATCTGGAATTCCATAATAGTTATTCTTAGGAGTATATTTCTTCAAATGAATAATTTCATTTGGACGGTCTGTGGCCCCTGCAATTGGATTGGGGGTTTCGGTATCTCCAAAGTTGCGGAAGAATACAGCCTTGCCATACAGTAACTGCACAAAACCGTCTCTAAGGCGTCTTACACGCATTGTCTTTGACGGGATGTGTCCGATGTACCCAATCTTTCCAGCAGTCGTTCTACCTACCTCTAGATAGCCATTACCAGTGGCTTCTACGTCAGTGTAGAACTTAATAAGGGTTTCTTTAAATGTTTCTTCCTCATTACAGTCTTCAAGCCATTGATGCAGATCTTGTTTAATTCTATTTAATTTTCTACGTGCTCTTTCTAATTGCTTATCATCATCAATTGAATCTAATAAATCTGTAGTTTTTCTACTTTCAATAAAATCAAATCCTAGGCCTACAATATTAGAAACCTTAGCATTAATTGCTGCGTAGTTGTATGGAGAAATTTCATATATTGTAGATAAATAATCTAAGTTGTATTCTGGCATAACTAGATCGAATAATGCATAGCCACTTACTGCCTGCTGAATTAGCAGCTGCTGTGTGCCAGATCCATCTGTGCCGACAAACTTTTTCTGAATGTCTCTGCTTGCTTTTCTTCTTAATGCTGGGCTAAGACCAGAAAGTTTTAGTATCTCTTCGCCTTCTATAGAAAATGGATCATCATTCTTTTGTGTTATAGTAGAGTTAAATCTAACCCAGTCTGCAGCATTAGATATTTCTACATTATTTGAAGGTGTATCTTCTTCGTACTCAATCATTTATTACCCTTCCTAAGTTTAGCCATTTCATCTTTATGAACACCAATATCTAATGGGTCTGGCGTCAAACCCCATCTTAATCTTTGCTTTTGATACTCAAATTCTTCATCGTCAATCTGTCTGCTTCCCTCAAGAAACTTGGGTCCACCTTCATAAATTCCATATCCTCTTACCGCCTTAGCTAATAAATTTATTCTGTCCCTGTTGTCTTTCATTGAAGATATTGAAAGAAAATTACCCTCGTCATCGCCTATCCATCGACCATCAGGCATTTCCCAGACGTATACTCCAAGCCTGGTTTCATTTTCTTTAAATTTAGCGCCTGTCTTTTTGATGTCCATAGGTAATTATTTTACCACTTTCAGCGCCCCAAGTCCAGCTTTTTGTCAACCCAAATGACAAAACTATAGATTATTTAGCAGCACCCTGTCTCTAGAATATGTCTTGACCGCCTCTTCTGTTATCTCAATGACAGAATCATTGGCTTCAATAATATCCTTGCCTATATATAAATTATAATGCTTTAGGTGATCTATTGAGTCAGATTCATATATAGCTATATTCTGATACATATTATCATCCAAGACTCCCGATCTGTCCCCGCCGTCCTGTTTTCCATTAAGCCATATTTGACCTGTCATTTCAGATGAAGTTTTTATTAGTATATAATTAGGTTCATCGATATACAAGTAATCAGATATATTATTTTGAGAGGTTATCTCTTGACCGTTAACATATAAATTTGAAATATTATTTTTAGTTATTGCACCGCTGGAAGCCCATGATATATAAGACTCTACCCCTTCAGTTTTATTATAGAATAAATATCCAGCAGATAATGATTTTGGATAAAATATCATTTCTAAATACTTAATGTCTTTTAAGGTGTCTATATAAAAACATGAATTGTTGGTGGTAATGCCATTATCTTTTTCTCTTAACAGTACATTTGAATTCATATTTGATATTGATATTTCCCAAGAGTCTCCTGAATTAGGCTCTTCTACAGAAATTATACTGCCACCGCCGTGTGCTGAAAGCTTTTTATCATCATAAAAATGTATTTTCATATAATATAACTCTGGAACATATTTTTCAGAATCACTAGAATCAAAAGTTACCTTGATTGATATAACTTTATTGTTTAAGAAATTAGATCCCTGGCTAAATCCAGGTAGAGCTTTGCCGTTTTCACATTGTTGCCAAGTAGATTCGCTGTCTGTAGAAACATAAACTGTTACTCCATTACTGGCTAGCAACTCTAACTTAGAAGAAACGTAATTTTTCCAGTACGGCAAACTGACTACTTTTATAAATTCTCCATAGCTTGAAGACGAAGAAAGATATAGGCTATTGGTATACTCTCGGTATAATATGTTATCGTCTACATGATATTGCCAATCTAATTGTGCTGGAAATGCTATTGTAGTATTTATGTTTTGATGCATTTCTGAAGCTTTAAACAATTCTCCTGAATCTGGCAAAACAATATTTGATTCTGTGTTAGTAATAAAGTTGTTATAATGATTTAAAATTTTATCTGGAGATAGTGAGTATCTATAAATTGCTGGAGCATCTACAATAAAGTATTTATTTAAAGGTGCTGGACCACAATTGAATAATAATGATTCGTTAGTAAAGTTTAATCTTGATATTGATTTACTTGCAACTAAGTTTCCATTTAAATAAAGCATCATTGATGATACAGAATATACTGCAACAACATGCAAAACTCTATTAGGGTTTGGAACCGAATAGTAAATTTCTTGGTCTTCCAGTCTAAATAATATATTTCCATTATCCCAATATATTCCTATTCCAGATGAGTCTGCAAGTATTGGGGTTAATGTAGTTAAATTTTTTGGGTGAAACCAAATCTCTAAAGAGAAATCATTATCAGAAGTTTTACTTGTTCCAAATCCGCCTATGCCAGCCAAACCGCTAAAATCTTTAGTTATTGAAAATTCTAAATAATTTGTATCGGTTATTTTAGTAGAACTGGATCCTCCAGAAACTATTGGCATTGAAGTATTTAGTATACTTCCAATATAGCTACCATGATTTCCACATCCAGAACTGTCATAAGCGATAGAGCCATTAAGCTCATCTAGTTTCCAAAAACCAGATGGATTATCTTTTATTGCAGAAATATAGTAAGACATTATTTGATTATATCAGACTATCTTGGTGGAGTATGTGGTGCGCTAGTAAGCTGCTCGCCTTCAAGATTATACCAATGCAATGGGACCATGTATTTAAAACCGCTCTTTACTAAATGAGCTGTGTGGTGGTATGGTGGAGAAGATGGGAATATGATTACGCTGCCAGCTTCTGGTTTAAATCCTATTGTCACCCTATCTGTGCCTTTTGCTTTGTCGTAATCTTCTTCTGGCTTACCCTGTATAATCGGAGCGTCTGGAGACTCTATTGTGAAAGAAAGCTCGCCACCCTCGTAATCGTCATTTAGGTAAATTACCAATGAATATCTTAATCTAGTGTCGCCTTCCTGTTGATCAAAATGTGCACCCATGAATGTTCCTGCCGAATACTTTTTAATATCGAAAAGGGGCAAGTCTACTGGCTTTTCATAATCACCATGTGCTTCTGCGTAATCTTTACATACAGCATAAAATAAATCCATTATTGTGTTGTAAAGATAACTAATTTCATTATCTTCTTTTGAAGATGACTTTTCAAAATCTGTAGGAGCAACTGTTTTTTCTGAGCCATAAATATACATTTCTCCACTACATGTTTGCCACTCCTTCCACTTATTAATTGAAGTCCCAAAGTCTTTATTTTCTGTAGACTCTAAAATCTCTATAAATTTTTTATGATCTGGAATAGCATTTTTATAGTAATAAATGTTTTCCTCTAAAATTTCTCTTTCCATATTATTCTCCTACCTTATATTGATTTCCATCTGGATCTATCTTAATTCCATCTTTAAGAAGGTTTTGCCACTCTTCTTTTTCAACAGCTTGTTGATCTCTAATTTTTTTCATCTCTTCTTCCCAAGAGTCTCTTACCTCTTTAGGATAGTCAGACTCTTCTCTATCATCCCAGAATGATCCTATTGTATAACGAACGCCTTCTGTTATCAAGCTGACTTCGTGCATGTTGTTAAAGCCACCATCAAATGCTGCCAACATTCCTACTTTTGGCTCTATGCTTAATTCCTGTCCTGGGAACTTTAAGAGCCCTCCCTTAAAATCTTCATTTAAATATAAAAATGCTGCATACCTACTTCTTGCAAAAGGTCCAGTGTTTCCTTTTTCGTCAGTGTTGTCTGAATGCAATCTGGCAAAAGCTCCTGGCTCCCACTTTTGAGTATGGTATCCAATTTGAACTATCTTTTTAGGGTCTAGGTCATGAACTGATGCTACAGCATCTATAATTCCCTGCCTTACCTGAGAAAATATATCAGAGTCAAGACCTTCTTCTGTTATTTCTTCATCGTTATCTTGCGGCAAAACCGAAGAATACGATTCGTAAAATGATATTGGTGTCCATGACAATTTTCCAGAAGACATCTGTTTTTCTATAATATTAATTAAGGAAGTACACTGCTCTTCAGTTAAAAAATTTTCATATAACACTATGTCTTTTGTTATTCTTTTTTTATTATTTAAATTCATTTTGAATTACTCTCCTGGTTTGTTTCAAATGCGTACAGTCCGCTTATTGACTCATATTTTTCTTGAATCTCAGAATACAGTTTTTGACTGTATTCTTTTTCCATGTTTCTGATTTCTTCCTGTGTTAATTTATTCTTCATATCAAAAAATTCTTTTGATCCATGCTCAAAAACCTTCCAGTACATCCTGCAAAAATACTTGTCTGCGCCGTAAACTTTTTTTACTGCATGGAAATACGAATTACTGTTTTCTGTAAGGTGATTAGGGTGTCCAGAAGGGAAGACAATAATATCTCCTATCTTGGGTTTATATTCTATGGTCTTATCTCCTACCGCAAAAACTATCTCTCCGCCTTCATAATCATCATTTAAGTATGTTGTTGTGGTTAAGAAAAACTTATAACCTTCACTAGGATTTTGCTCTGCTATATGATCGCTATGAAACTGCATAGCCAAATCTTTAAGGTCAGGTCTTCCTCCTGCAAAATATTTACAAATACTTGGTCCATCCCAAAGATACTTGTTTACAGACTCTGGAAACTTTGTATGAAAATCTGGAGTATCCGAAGGCTCTGTTGGATTAACCATAATTTCTAGATCTAAATTAAAATTATTTTTTTGTAGATAATCTTTATTGACTAAATGAAATCCTCTTACTAGCTCTTCTAATAAATACTTTTGATCCGCATTTATTTCACTTTTAATATCAATACATTTTAAAAGTTTTGGATAATCTACGGTCCTATCAAAATTTATTAATTCAGAAACTGCAGCAACATTTTGTATAATCTCTCCAAAAGTGTACCACTCTTTCCAAGTTTCAAAAATTTCATTATCGTTTTTACCAGATTTTTTTATAATTTCGTAAAGTTTTTCAGAGTTTTCAAATACATCATTGTATACAAATATTTTAGGGTGTAATTCAGTAACGATCACTTCTTCTATTACCCTCTCTATCAAATTCATAAAAATTTATATCTCTTACAAACCCTACAATTACATACCTTACTGGACCATCCCCCACAAACCCAACACCGTGATGAAACTCTTCTGTTCCTGGAAACACAAGCATGGTTCCTGGCTTCGGTCTAATTTTAAAGTTTTTGTGTGTCCAGAAAACTTCTCCATCAACATAGTCATCATTTAAATAAATTATTGTTGCGTATCTTATTGAGGGATCAGTATCTTGATCTGTGTGGGCTTTAAGTTCTGTTTTATTATACATTCGCTGTATACTGCCAAGGCCACCGTTAACAATATTAGAATCTATCTGTTTAAAATACTTATTTAATCTTTGGGTAATTACTGAAGTCATATTACTATCTTTAATTTCTAAATTCTTATCCGCCCAATTTTGAGTTATCTCAAAAAGCCCTTCTGCAACTAAATTGTCTACATCATCTCTACCAAATTTTTCTAAACAAAAAGGCTTTAAGCTTTCCATGTATTGATGACTCCACTCTTCTTCAGTAGCGCCTTTTGCAAGATTCAAAAAAAACTCAAGTTCTTCGTCTTTTAAGTATCCTTCTATTTCTAATAAATTTTCTATTGGCTCGTTGACAGTATATCCGTCTTCTATCAACATTTTTTTTATTTGATTAAGCATTTCTAGCCTCCCCAAAGTTTTTTGTTATAGTCCAGAAAAATGGGCAAGTATATCTTATTCCACTTTTTATTTCCGTAACACCATGAATAAAATTTTTATCTCCTGGGAAAAAGTATGCTGCACCCTTTTTTGGTTTAAATTTTACATCTTGTAGTGGAAAATAAAGTTCTCCACCCTCATAGTCATCGTTTAGGTAAAAAAGGCTTGATAGATCGTACCAAGGAAAGTCATTAGGTTTTCCAGCATCGTCTCCTACATGAAGTTCTTTATCAGCATGTGGGTGCTGAAATTGTCCAGGAAGCCACCTTACTATTGTTTGTCCTGTTGGTTGCGCTTTTACATTATAAAACTTTTCTATAATTGGCTGTAATCTTTCAAACAGTCCTATCAGAACTGGAACAATTCTGGTATCATTTTTGTTTAATGATGGGGCACTACAGACTCTATCTTTCCAATAACTAGAATCATATATAACAGTTCCTTCTTCATTATAATGATCTTCAGTATGATCCCAAATAGTTATAGACCTAGCAGCATTTTCTAAAAAGTCTATTTCTTCCTGGGTCATAAAGTTTTCTAACTCAACAATCATGTCCTTACTAGAGCCAAAAAACCCTGATGGGGTTATTGATTTTGGCGCATTTAAGTGTATATCTTTGTTAGTTATTTCCATACTTAATTATATCATTTCCCTAGCCTGGTATTATCTTTTACGGACAAGCGTAATACCTTAACTTCATGATCCCCTACAGATTCGTTTTTTTCATTTACAGCATCTCTATACCAGTCAGTCCAATTCCCAGAAGAATTTACTTTTTGTGCTGCTTCTCCATAAGATATAAGAGCATTCTGGCGTGATTTATCATTGTCTATATAATCAACAATATTTATTTCTGTGTTGTTTAAATTAGTTAATGATATTGGAATAATTGTAGCTATTGGGGTTCCTGATTTAATAACAATTTTTTCTTTTGATTTTCTTGCTTTTATTGCTAATGGCAATGGATTATCATAAAATGATGTACTTATCAAATTAGACATTGTTTCAAAATCTTCATTAAAATAATTTACTGGATTTATTGTTAAAAGGCTAACATCTTTATCTGTTCTAAAAACTAAATTTGTATTAAAGCTTATAGAGGATTGGCCTCTTCCAGAATAAGAGCCTTGTGGGCTAAATATTTCAATATGGTCTCCCGTTTGGTCATTTATACCGTCCCATAAAAATTCAATATCTTCTTCGCAGGAAATTGACCATCCAATAACATTTGCTTGGGTTACTGGAAAACACCTATAGGCATGTTTTTCGGATGTAACGTCCATCCAATCTCTTTTTATTGACATTGGTTCAATTTTAAATATTCCGCCATGCATTTTTTCTACAGATATATTAAACATTATTCATTTTCCCACTTTGGGTCATACATGTCTGGAGTGTGATATTTTCTACTATAGTCTAACATTGTGACTATAGAATACTTGATACCCGAATGAACCTGCATTGCTTGGTGAGGATACATAAAATTAGAAGGGAATATATAAAGGTCTCCAGCTTTTGGTTTTACCTTTAAGTCTTGTAACCTAAAATACAGCTCGCCGCCTTCGTAATCATCGTTTGGATATGCGACCAAAGATACTGTGCAATTGTAAGAATATCCGTGATCACTATGCTCTTGAAAGTGCTGACCTGGTCCATACTTTATAAAGTTAAATGATTCCCAATATCTTAGTGGCATTATATTAAACATTGCCCTATAGTCTTCTACAGCAGGAGCTTGAGCATCATAAACATCTTGCCAAAGAGATTGAAGTTTTAGAGAGTCTTTACCAGTATCATATTCTATATCTGTTTTTTTAAATTTAAAATCTACACAATCTCTATAATCTGGCATTAATTGTTTATATCCAACATATGCTGGTTGCCAAACATATCTTTTGTCATGAACTGGGGTTGTTCCTACTGGAGCTAAAACTTCTTCTAGCCTATCTATTACATTAATATCTTTTTTAATAACATCTCTATAAACGAAGATTCCGTCTCCAATTAATTCTTTAGATGACCATGTTTCCACTATTTATACTCTCTTCTTTCCCAGACACTTTTTATATACACTCCACCGTCTGGAATGCGATATTTTTTCATGTTATCAACCATTTTATCATAGATGTCTTTTTGAGACAATATCTCTATTTCACTATTCCAATTTTCTCTTTTGAATGGAATTATTTGCATATAAGGTGTTCCAGCTGGTATGGTTCCTTCATATCCTTCTGTAACAAAAAATGGAAACGTTCCTGACAAGTGAACTTTGTCATTATCTATAACCCCAGTTGTATTTAAAAATGGCAAATCAAATCTATTCATTGGGGTTAGGTATAAACAACTATATCCTTCTGGGACCTCTAGTCCCCAATCTGGCTGCCAAGAAAAGTGATCTTTGTAGTATCCTAAAGGGTGTTGGAATTGATCCATCGGGGGTCTCTTTCCAACAAAATCTTTATATCTTGTTTCAGATACTTCTACGTCTATTTTTCCACTACTATTTTTAAAAAATTTAATATCACATGGAGTTTTTAAAACATAGCCAGTTGAAAATGCATCCATAATTGCTGGACAAGCTTTCCACGTTGGAATTTTGCCAAAATCATCTTTTGTTCCTTCTCTAGGAAAAGGGCAAATTGTGTTTGGGGCCTTGTAGTATTCACCATTTGGCATTCTTGCAAATCTATCTGCGTCCTTATACCATTTTGGCATAACTGAATGTGTTGTACTTGGAACAGAATTACTTTCTTTATTAAGCCAGGGTCTGAAAGATCTAAATATTATATTTTTTATTTCCACTGCTTATGTCCGAGCTCATTTATATCTGTCATGACAACTACAGAATATTTTGTGCCAGACTTCATTGGAAGAGACGCATGCTCATATATATAATTAGATGGGAAAACTGCTATGTCTCCTACCGATGGCTTATGTGTATAATTATTTAATCTAGGAAATTGTATTTCCCCGCCTTCGTAGTCATCATTTACGTATATGACTGCTGATACAGTACAATTATATGCTGGACCATGATCTGCATGAACTAAAAAGTGTTTGCCCTCTCCTTCATATTTTACAAAGTTAAAGGCTTCATAGTAAACAACATTAATTCCCCAATACCTGGCATAATCATCAATACAATACTTTAGTTTTTCATAAATTTCTTGATGTAGGTCAAGTAATGGAGCATTGATATCGTCTCTAGGACCTAAATTCTCTTGTTTAAATTTAAAATCTACACAATCTCTTGCTTTCTTTATTGGTTTTTCTGAATTTGTTACTTGTGCTTCAGACCAACTATATCTTTTAGATCCATCCAAATTTGTTTCTAGTATATTTATGTATCTATCAGAATCATTTTTAGAAAACACATTATGATAAATATTTAATCCTAAGCCTGGGTTACTTACAGATATTTTAGAGTCAACCTGTCTAACTGGCATTCTGTTTATATCTGTCTCAGACCTATCTTTGTTGTGCCAAAGGTCCTGTGGATCGTCTTGATATTGCATAAAATTCCTTAAAAATTATTTTAATTTTGAGTTTACAAAATTTATCTTTTCTAATTCTATCATAATAGGGCTAAAACAACAACATCGTTATTGTTTTAGCCCTATATTTATTTTATCTGAACTTGTGGAAAACTGGGAAGAACGGGAAGAACGGTGGGAAGAATGGGAAGAACGGTGGGAAGAACGGGAAGAATGGGAACCATGGTGGGAAGAATGGGAAGAACGGTGGGAAGAATGGGAAGAATGGTGGGAAGAATGGGAAGAATGGGAACCATGGTGGGAAGAATGGGAAGAACGGTGGGAAGAATGGGAAGAACGGTGGGAAGAATGGGAAGAATGGGAAGAACGGTGGGAAGAATGGGAAGAACGGTGGGAAGAATGGGAAGAATGGGAAGAAC